AAGGCACAGGGGACGAAGCGGCTACTTCTTCTGGCAGACCGTCCGCAAGAAGCGCGACGAGATCGCGACCGAGTACCTCAAAGCCATACAGGACGTGCTGACCAAACTAGCCAATGATTGAACCACCCCTCGCCAGGGAGTAGGGTCAAAGGGAGGAGGACCCATGCCCGTCTATTTCGCATCCATCAAAGCAACGCAGCCAAAGCCGCTCGCAGACACGTGGGCAGTACTTAAAAACGTCCTTCAACACCACGAGGAAAACCCGAACAAAACAGATGGCGCACTCTGGTCGCCAGTCGAATATTACCCAGGGACCAAACGAGGCAACAAAGGCGTGCGTTTCATCGAAGCCCTCGTCGTGGACATGGACGGCGAAGCATTCGACAACGCCAAACTCGACGGCCTGGAGTGGTTCGCATATTCCACTTATTCGCACAGCAACGAGGACCCGCACTACCACCTCGTGCTCCCATTAGCGGAACGAGTGCCAGCAGGATTATGGCGGGCCGTTTGGCTGGGACTTCACCAACGCCTGCAGCTCGAAGGTGACCCACAAACCAAAGACCCAGCCCGCCTCTTCTACCTGCCACAACACGCGCCAAACCAACCGTATGAATTCCATGAAGGACACGGAGCGCTCCTCGACGCAGACTTCAACTGGCAAACAGAACACAACATCCAACCAGGGCAAACAAGAACAGCGCGACAACCACGACAACGCAAACCACAATGCGTCATGCTTTCAGAAGAATGGTGGCACAGCGAAACAGCAACAAACCCGTGGAGCGAACTCGAAGGCAAAGCAAAATACAAGGCGATGCTAAACGACTTCACAGCACTCATGAACCGCGTCGGAGGACCAGAGTAGAATTACGCGCATGGCCGGCGAGCGCACATTCTTAGTTAAATTCATTTCAGACACCCTCGGCTTCAACAAAGGCATCGCAAGCGTAAGCGGAGGAATGGGCTCTCTGAAAAAAGGCGTTACAGGATTACTGCCCTCATTCAAAACGATGGCGATCACAGGCGCCGCCGCTTTCACAGCAACAGCAGCAGCAGCATACAAAGCCGTCGAAGGAGCAGCAGCAGACCAGAAATCGCAAGCGCTCCTCGCACAACAACTCAAAGCAACGACCGGCGCAACCTTCGACCAGATAGCAGCAGTCGAAGAACAGATCAATGTGATGATGCTGGCAACAGGCATCGCAGACGACGCACTACGCCCAGCCTTCGCACAGCTCGTACGTGCAACAGGCTCGGTAACAGAAGCCAACGACCTCATGAAATTGAGCCTCGATGTTTCAGCAGGCAGCGGTAAAGATTTGACGTCAACAGTCGCAGCGCTGAGCAAAGCCGCGACCGGCAACTTCGCAGCGCTTGGCAAACTTGGAATACCGCTAAGCGAAAACATCAAGAAGTCCAAAGACATGAACCTGGTGACCGAGGAATTGAATAAGCAATTCGGAGGAGCAGCAGCAGTCGCAGCAGACACATTCTCAGGACGACTTCAAAGACTAAGAACCGGCTTCGGAGAGGTTGTCGAATCAGTTGGCTACGCCCTTATGCCAGCACTCGAAGGAGCGATGAGCCTCATCACAGACAAAGTGATGCCAGTACTAAACGAGTTCGGTAGCGCACTTTCAGAAGGCGGCATCGCCGGCGGCGTTCAATTCATCGCAGACAAAATCAAAGAAGGCGCCCCGCTTGTCGTTAGCGCACTCCAAGAATTGATAACAGCAGCAATCGACTGGACAATAACGACAGGCGCCCCAGCGTTCGCTGCAGGACTTCAACGATGGGCAGAAGCGCTAACAGGATGGATCGAACCACGCATACCTGAATTCATTGGAGCACTTCGCGACTTTCTTCTCAAAGGCTTCGAATGGATTTACAAAGAAGGACTGCCGAAACTGGTGACCGTCGTGCAAGGACTCGGAGACACGCTCGCGTCATTCGTTGGTAAAGCAGCACGACAACTTCCAGCACAGCTCGTGACATTCCTCGCAGACATCGCGAAGTGGGTACTTTCAGATGGCATCCCCGCGCTACTTTCAGCAGGCACACGACTCGCCGGCTCACTTATCAAATGGACGCTAACCATTGGAGGCCAACTCATCGCAGGACTTGGCGGCGCGATCGTCGCATTAGTCGCAGCACTTCCCGACATCTTCGTCGGTTTCATTAAAGGTATCGCGAATATCGCAGTAAACGCCGTCAAAGGCTTCATCGGAAAATTTGACGACATGAAAACCGCACTCGCAAACATCGCCGTCTCGGTAGTCAACACCCTCATTGACGTCTTCAACAAGATACCCCTCGTCCCAAACATTCCGAAGATTACGGTAGATACAAAGAAACTCGGAACGCAGATGGGATTAACAGGAGCACAACTCCAGGAAGTGAACGCGAAGTTCGACGGCGTCAACGGAACCCTCAAAGTAAGCAAGGATGCACTAAACGGCTTCACAGATGCTTCAGACGACGCAGGAGCATCAGCAGGCGGAGCAGCGAAAACCATCAAGACCGCCAAAGAAAAACTCAAGGAATACACAGACGCGCTGAAGAATTCAACCTCGGCTCAGAAGGCATTTAGCAAAGCACAAACAGACACAAAGAACGCGCAAGCAGACCTCAGTCAAGCAACGCTCGACGTGGCGACAGCACAGGCAGCGCTTGACAAAGCCGTCGCAGGATATGGAGCAGGCTCCCCAGAAGCGATCGCAGCGCAACGCAAACTGGACCAGGCACAGCGAAGCGTGGAACGCGCCGGCTACCGCGTGGAGGCTTCCGTCTTTGCCATTGCGGACGCGGAACGACAGCTCGCAGAAGTACGCCTCGACCCAGCCTCCTCCCCACAAGCGATACGCGAAGCAGAGATCGCACTCGCTGAGGCGAAACTTTCAGCGAAGGACGCGACAGACGAGCAGAAGGACGCGACTGATGAACTGGCCACGTCACAAAGCACCCTCAACGAGCTCGTAAACGGCGCCATCATTGGCTCCGATTTCTACCGCCAATTCAGCGACGCCCTCACAGAAGCGAAGGACCGCCAGGAAGAAGCAACCATTCGAGTCGCAGACGCCATCGACCGTGAAGCAGAAGCACAGGAGCGCCTCAACACAGCAAACGAGAAGGCCGCTGAGATTGCGAAGCTTTACCCAAAGATAGCGGCAAGCGTCCCCAACCCGATGAGCGCCGTCGTTGCCCAACCTTCGAGCACCATCAGCGCCAGATACCGCGACCTTGCGCAACCACAAGCAGGACCCCAGATCACGATCAACGCAGGCCTCGGCGCAAGCGGCGTCCAGATAGGCCAGGAACTAGACCAGTACCTCCGCGAATACCAGCGCCTCAACGGAACCACCTTTGCCTTCGGATCGATCTAACCCATGCCGCAACAAGCAAAGTGGGGCGAAACCCTTACAGTCAAACTCGACGTGGGCTTCATCACAGACGCCTTCGAATTGGACACGAGCACGCTTGATGGGCCAGACAAGCTCGACGGAACGACAGAATTCGTAGACATTACCCAATACGTCCAGGGCATAAACATCAACCGAGGACGCAACAGCCAACTCGACGCATTCAACGCAGGCAGCCTCACCATCACAGCAGACGACAGAGCAAGCAGCCGCTCCTTCGACCCGTTGAACACAGCCTCCCCTTGGTACCAGGGGACACTTGGAATAGCACCACGACGAGCCGTAGAAGTTTATGGCGGTAGCGCAGGAACCGCCGCCATGTTCAAAGGCTACGTCTACGACCTCAACATCGAATACGACGAGCCCAACCTTTCCACAGCAACCATCCTCGCCGTCGACGCACTAGCACAACTAAGCCAAACCAACCTGGCAGCATTCAACCCCAGTCAAGAACTCACCTCGGATCGAGTGAGCACCATTCTCAACCGAGGCGAAGTCGCCTGGTCAACAGCGCTACGAAACATCGGAACAGGAATCGCAACCTGCGGCACCATCGCATACGAAGACAACACCAACACGCTGCAAGCATTACAAGCTGTCCAATTTGCAGAGAACGGGCGCCTCTTCGCAAACAGGAACGGCCTTATCGAATTTGATCCACGCGTCTCCGTTTCATTTGGAACAGCCATCGCAACACTCGGAGGCACAGCAACTACAGCGATACCAATCGAAGCACTCCAAACCGTCTACGGAGCAGAAACAGTACTGAACCGCATCTCGGTACAG